GCCCTGACGGAGAAGAAAGCGGTTTAAAGCTTCCTTATGTCGTTACTATATTGGCAGATACAGGAGATGTTTTAGCTATTCGTCGCAATTATGACGAAATGGACATGATGAAGCGTAAGAAGCCTTACTTTGTTCATTACAAGTTTCTTCCGGGCCTTGGCTTTTACGGCTTAGGATTAACTCATATGATTGGTGGGCTTGCTCAAGCTTCTACATCCATACTGCGTCAGCTTATCGACGCTGGAACTTTGTCTAACTTGCCCGCAGGATTTAAGGCCCGTGGTGCGCGTATTCGTGATGAGGAAAGCCCAATTCAACCGGGTGAGTTCCGTGACATAGATGTTGCTGGAACGGACATACGCACCTCTCTGATGCCTTTGCCGTTCAAAGAGCCATCTGGTACCCTTTACAACCTATTAGGCACTCTTGTGGACGCAGGTCGCCGCTTTGCATCTATGGCTGACATGAAGATAGGTGAGATGGGTGGTGAAACTCCTGTAGGCACCACAATGGCTATTATGGAGCGTGGTACGAAAGTTATGTCCGCAATTCATAAGCGGATGCATTATTCTCAGAAGATTGAGTTTAAACTCCTTGCCAGAGTGTTCTCTGAAACAATACAATCGTATCCTTATGCGCCTTCAAACGAGTTTGGCCCAGAGGTTTTTGCTGCGGACTTTGACGGAAGGGTTGATGTTCTTCCTGTTAGTGATCCGAACATTTTCTCTATGGCCCAGCGCATTGCTTTGGCGCAAACACAATTGCAGTTGGTTCAATCAAATCCTCAGATACATGGCGGACCACAAGGACTGTATCAAGCTTACAGAAATATGTATGAGGCTCTTGGAGTTAACAATATTGATGGCATTTTGCCTCCGCCTCCACAGCCTCAACCTGCTAATGCTGCAAAGGAAAATCAAATGGCTATGGGCGGTGCTCCTCCACAAGCCTTCCAAGACCAAGATCACAAGGCGCATATGGAGACACACTTGTCAATTATGTCCACTCCTGTAGTTCAGATGAACCCGCAGGTACTGGCTGTATTGCAGGGTCACATTCAAGAGCACATTGGTATGCTGGCTGAACAGCAAGCTACTCAGATGGTTATGGAGCAGGCTGGCCCAGAGGTTCAGCAGAACCCTGAAGCCGCACAGATGTTGCAACCTGCGATAGCTCGTCAAGCTGCTATGATTATAGCAGAGCTTACTGAGCAGTACGCTCAAACAGTAGAGCCCGTTGCAGAAGGATCAGATCCGCTTGTAGAGATACGCAATCAAGAGCTTCAGTTAAAAGCCGCAGATTTGCAGCGTAAGTCAGACGAATTCCAAGCGCGTCAGGAGCTTGACCGTGAGCAAGATGCAGCGGATATGCAATTAGCTCAAGAGAGATTGAATTTACAACAAAATGCTTTGACTGACAAAACCCGTGTTGCGGAAGACCGTGTTCAAACTCAACGCGATATTGCAGCACTTAATAATCAGACAAGAGAAAAGGGAATGAATAATGTCCAGTAGTGTTCGTGAGAAAATGGCGAGAGTCATAAGGGAGGCTAAAAATGCGACTTGGGAAAAAGAAAAAGCAGCCAATGTCGTTGTTATTGAAACAGTACGAGCAAGAGACGAAAACGGACACTTTATCTCCGACGATCCCAGCACGCCTGAAAACGAAGCTTGGGTTGAAAAGCCAAAAAAGAAGACCCCTGCCACAAAAAAAGCCACAAAGAAAAGTAGTAAGTAGGTTTAGCGCAATCGCTAGACCCCAGAGATTTACTGGTGTTTTTTAAAATATTGGGATATGTACTTGTGTTTTCCTCTAGATCGTATAAAGTTCTAGCGGGAGACACACATGGACTCGCTACATTTAGCTGATTATCTATACAAAAAGTTACGTCAAAAACAAGAGGACTTACAAATTTCTCTTGGTACTGGAAACGTGGCTAATTTTGAAGAGTATAGATATATAGTTGGACAAATAAAGGGTCTCACGTTCATGGAAGATGAGATCAGAACCTCAATGAAAAACATAGAGTATTCAGATGAATAAAAAACTTTACGTTCCTGAGCATATTGCCAGAAAAACTAAAAAACCAGATGGTATGGAAAATATCCCTAAGCCTATGGAGACAGCGTTTGGTAAGCCAAAGGTTGATGAAAACAAGAATGAAACTGATCCATCACAAATGGAAGGTTCTGTAATAGAGAGGCTACCACAGCCTACTGGATACAGAATGTTAATCATTCCGTTTTACCCTAGCGAAAAAACAAAAGGCGGACTTTACGTTCCTGACGCTGTTAGAGACCGTGAAGCATTTGCAACCGTGGCTGCTTATGTTGTTAAGCTTGGGCCAGACGCATACAAAGACTCCCAAAAATTCCCAACAGGGAACTGGTGTAATGAAAAAGACTGGGTTCTTATAGGAAGATATGCTGGGAATCGCTTTAAAGTGGAGGGTCTTGAGGTCCGTGTGATAAATGACGACAATATTATCGCAACGATACTTGACCCCAAAGATATTTCTTATGTATAGTCAATTTAAGAGGAAATCGTTTTATGCAAGATGAAGATCAAGATCAAATTGTAGAGCAAGAATCAACTTCTGTAGAAATAGATGATGATGACATTGTCGAAGAAAGTTCTAGCGACTCTAGTGTCGAAGCCCGAACAAATGTTCAGGATGATGAAGAATTAGATAAATACAGTAAAAAAGTTGACAAGCGTATAAAGAAATTAACCGCTGCTCGGCGACACGCTGAAGAAGAAGCGGCTGCGGCTGTCCAGTACATTCAAAAAGTTGAAGCTCAAAACAATGAGTATAAGCAGAGATTGTCTAACCTAGATAAAGGTTACATGAGTGAGTACGAGGGAAGAATTACAACTCAAGAGTCTCAAGCTAAACGTGCTTTGACTGAGGCTTATGAGGCTGGTGAGTACGATAAAGTTGCTGATGCTCAAACTGCAATTTCTCAAATTGCTATTGAAAAAGAGCGTCTGCGTATGCAGAAACAACGTTCTGCTCAAAACCAACAGCAAGAGCAGCATCAACAACAGCAAGCTCAACAACAGCAACAGCAAGTTCAACAACAGCAGAGAGCTCCTGCAAGAGATGACAAATTAGACTCTTGGATGGGCAAGAACCCTTGGTTTGGGCCAAGTGGAGACAATGTTATGACGGGTGCTGCAAGGGCTATTCACAATACATTAGTAGCTGAAGAGGGTTTTGACCCTACCAGTGATGATTATTATTCGGAAATTGATAGGCGTATGCGCCGTGAAATGCCGAACAAGTTTCAGGGTGACAAGAAAAACGTCCAATCTATCACTCCTGCGGGTAGCGCAAGCCGCTCACTAAAAACAGGACGGAAAAAACAAGTAGATCTTAATCCCGGTCAAGTCGCTTTAGCACAGAAGTTAAACATACCTCTGGACAAATACGCTGCTGAAGTCGCCAAAATCGCAAATCGGAGAAGTTAATATGTCGGATCGTATGTCACGCGAATCAAAATCGCGGGAGCTCGAAGAGCGCAAAATATGGCGTCCCGGTTCAGCATTAGATGCTCCTGAGCCGCCTCTGGGATACCAACATCGCTGGATTCGTGAATCTGTGATGGAATTTGATGACAAAACAAACGTCCATAAGCGGCGGCAAGAGGGATATGAACTTGTTCGTGCAGAAGAATATCCAGATTATGTTGGTCCAGTAGTAGATGAGGGACGCAACGCAGGCATCATTGGTGTTGGCGGTTTAGTATTAGCTCGTGTTCCCAACGAAATTGTAAAGCAAAGAAACAATCACTATCAAGGCGTAACCAATAACCAAATGGAAGCCGTTGATCGTGACTGGATGCGCGATAATAACCCTGCAATGCCTAAAATGGTAGCGCAACGTAAATCATCTGTGAGTTTCGGTTCACGGAACAAATCTGAAGGATAAGTAAAATGGCGAATCAAGACGCCCCTTTCGGCCTTCGCCCAGTAAAAAGTAGCACAAGTTCTCAACGGCAGAACCGCTACCGTATTGCTTCTGGTTATAACACTAACATTTTCCAAGGTGACCTAGTAACGGTTGCTACTAATGGAACAATTGTTCGTGTTGTGGCAACAAACAATGCTTTATGTCTGGGCGTATTTAATGGTTGTTCATATGTAGATCCAAATGGGAACATCATTTTCTCAAACTACTGGCCTGCAAACGCAACTGGAACTGATATTTTCTCTAATATAATTGATGATCCAAGTGCATTCTTTGAAATTCAAGCAAACGCTGCATTCCCTGTAACGGACTTGTTTGGAAACTTTGATATTGTGGACAACAACCCAGTTGGAAGCACAGTAAGTGGCAATTCCCGAATGGAGATTGCTGTTTCAACTGGCGCAACTACCGCTGCTCTTGCTCTTAAAGCTATAGATATTTCTCAAGATCCTGAGAACAGCGACACAGCCACCGCGAACACTAACGTGATCGTAAAAATCAATAATCACCTGTTCAGTGCTGGCACTGCGGGTCTGGCGTAAAGGAGACTAAGTTATGGCTATTTCACGTTCACAACTGGTCAAAGAGCTAGAACCGGGCCTCAACGCTTTGTTCGGCATGGAATATGACCGCTACGAAAACGAACACGCTGCAATCTACGAAACTGAATCATCAGACCGTGCGTTTGAGGAAGAAGTTATGCTCGTCGGATTTGGGAATGCTCCCACAAAATCCGAAGGTTCTGGCGTCGAGTTTGATAACGCAAATGAAGCATATACTGCTCGTTACTCACACGAGACTGTAGCGCTTGCATTTGCTCTTACCGAAGAAGCTGTTGAAGACAACTTGTATGACCGCCTTGGCGCTCGTTATACTCGTGCTTTGGCTCGTTCTATGGCGCACACAAAGCAAGTAAAGTCAGCAGCTACGCTAAATAATGCGTTTGATGCTAACTTCACAGGCGGCGACGGCGTTGAGCTTTGCTCAGCTGCTCACCCTCTATCTGGTGGCGGTACATTCCGTAACGAACCGGCTACGCCTTCAGACCTCAACGAAACTTCACTTGAGAATTCTCTTATTGATATCTCAACGTTCGTTGATGAGCGTAACATGATCATTGCCCTACGTGGCATGAAGATGATTATTCCACCACAACTGCAATTCGTTGCAGAGCGTTTGTTGGAATCTAATCTTCGTGTTGGAACAGCGGACAATGACATTAACGCAATTAAGAACATGGGAATGTTACCAGGTGGTTATAATGTTAACCATTTCTTAACAGATCCTGATGCTTGGTTCGTTAAAACTGATGCTCCAAACGGCTTTAAACATTTTGAACGCTCACCAATGCGTACAAACATGGAAGCTGATTTTGACACAGGCAACATGCGCTTTAAAGCTCGTGAGCGTTATAGCTTTGGCTATTCCGATCCACGCGCTGTGTTCGGTTCTCCGGGCGTATAATAAAACTTTGTTTTATTAGTTAGAGGCGGTCTTCGGATCGCCTCTTTCTTTTTGTTTAGAGCTGTTGTATCGTGCAGACATCCCTGACAGTTACATCCCGTGACTGACTTAACCCAGACAGGAGATCGACATGGGTAATACAACTTTTTCTGGCCCAATAAAGGCTGGCACAATTAAAGATACAACTGGCACAACGCTTGGCTCTGATATTGCTAACGTAGGTCAAGTTGTAATGTCTCAATCTATTATGATTGACGCACAAGTCGGCGCTGGAACAACTACCTACAATGTCGGCGTCATTCCAGCGAATTCACAGTTACTGGGTGTCACAATAAGAGTGGCTATAGCTAGTAACGCTGCTGGCGCAGCTACTGTTTCTGTAGGGGTGTTGAGCAAGACGACTCAATTTCTTATTGCAAATACCAATATTAAAGCGGTTGGGGAAACTAAAACTTTGGCCGCTGGGTCTTTAGACACAGCAGATCGCTTTAGTGCTGACAGCCAGATCACAGCAACACTTATCTCTGCGGGAGCGGCTGCTACTGCGGGTCAAGTCACTGTGACTTTCACTTATGTACAGGACAATTTTCTGCAAGACGCAACTGCGGTAGTCTAGTCTGCTCTTTCTTTTTAAAAAAACATGTATATACTTTTATTATTCCTGACAGCGGTATAATGCGGCTGACTTAACCCAGACAGGAGATCAACATGGGTACTACAACTTTTTCAGGTCCGATTCGGGCTGGCACGATTAAAGACACAACGGGAACTGCTCTGGGCTCTGATATTGCCAACGTAGGTCAAGTCGTTATGGCGCAAACATTCTCTGAAACTTTAGCTGACGGTGCTTTAGCGGCAAAAATTACGAATGTGGTTATTCCAGCAAACTCACAAATTATTGATTGTGTTATTGACGTTATAACAGGGGCAAGCGGAGCAACTAACTTGAGCGTTGGTGATACTGTAGGTGGTGCTGCCACCGTTTTAAACACCTTCGGAATTGGTACAGATGCTGGACGCAAATACCCGACAACACAAGCTGGTGGAGCGTTAGCATGGCAGGACACAGGTGTTGCGGACATTCGTTTAACTATTACGAACTCTGCTGCAACAAACGCGGGTCTTGTGCGAATTACAATCCTGTATCAGCAAAACAACAACTTAGCTTAGATAGGAGGGTTTTGTGATGGCAGGCTCAGACATAATTGCAACCACAATACAAGATGGTCAGACTGCTAGTACAACTTTTGTTGCGGCGGCGGCAAATCCTGCAGTAGCGGCTGGTTATACTATTGCCAATGGATCTTTTACGAATAATCATGGGCGTTTCTTGACCGTTACTACAACTGGAACAAGTGATAATGGCAAAACCATTACAATTGTTGGTACAGATATAAGAAATAATGTTATGTCTGAAGTTATACAGTCTACGGGATCAGCAGAAACAGTAACAGGAACCAAGTATTTTAAAACTATTGTTTCTGCTACGCCAAGCGCTCAATATGCAAATAATGCGTCAATCGGCATGACTGTTAATGCTGCTGCAACTTTCTTTAATGAAAGATCTAGGCTTAAAGCATTTACTACGATTGCTACGGCAACAGCCGGAGTTATTGAGTTTCTTGACGGTACTCCTGAATCTGGAACTATTGTTTTTAAAACAAAAACCAGCGGCGTCAACAACGCGGCGGACGATGTATATATACCAGAAGAGGGTGTTTTGTTTAAAACAAGCTTGTCTGTAGTGTATAGTATATCCCACGCACATATGATTACGGCGTTTCACGCATAGGAGTCCGCAATGACTGCTACTAGCAAAGGCAAAATGCCTAAGCGTAATAAAAAGAATTTCCGTCCCACTAAGTCTGGGGCGGGAATGACTGAAAAAGGCGTAAAAGCTTACCGTAAAAAGAATCCAGGTTCTAAGTTAAAAACTGCGGTTACTGGTAAAGTTAAAAAAGGCAGTGCAGATGCAAAGCGGCGTAAGTCTTATTGTGCAAGATCTGCAGGCCAAATGAAGAAGTTTCCTAAAGCAGCTAAAGATCCTAACTCAAGGTTGCGTCAAGCCCGTAAGAGGTGGAAATGCTAAGGCTTGGGTCTAAATAATGGCTATAGGACGTTCTCAAATGTCTCAGCAGATTAGTAAGCCTCCTATGAAGCGAAAGGTGAAAAAAAATGCCAAAAGACGCATGTTACAAAAAGGTAAAAGCAAGATACAAGGTGTTCCCAAGCGCATACGCTAGTGGAGCAATAGCTAAATGTCGTAAAGTTGGTTCAAGTAATTGGGGAAATAAAGTTACTAAAAAGGAAATGGGTGGAGAAATCATGCCTTCTAATGAATATCGCAAACGTCCAGTTCGTAGAATGTTGGCTGGAGGAGAAGCGATTGCGAATGGATGTGGTAAAGTGATGTCCAGTCGTCGAAAAGTAACAAGTTTAAAATAATGACTGTTCGCAAAACAAAAAAGGGTTCTGCCCTAAAGAGATGGTTTAAAGAAGACTGGGTAGATGTCAAAACAGGGAAGCCTTGTGGTCGCAAAAAAGGCGAAAAAAGGGGTACTCCATATTGTCGCCCAAGCAAGCGCGTAAGTTCTAAAACACCTAAGACATCATCAGAGATGACAAAAGCGGAAAAAAGTAGTAGAGTAGCTCAGAAGAAACGTATTGGGCAACCAGCAGGAAAACCCAGACGTGTTAAACCATTAAAAAGGAGTGCTAAGAAATGATGAAGAAAAAAGGTGCAGCCAAAGGCGGCGTTCGTAAGATGCGTGGCGGCGGAATGGCTAAAAAAAGTGCAGCTAAAGGTGGCGTTCGTAAGATGCGTGGCGGCGGGATGGCTAAAAAAGGTTACGCCAAAGGCGGCGTGACTAAAATGAAAAGTGGAGGTAAAGTAGCTACTAAGGGCGCAGCCAAAGGTGGAGCGAAAATGACAGTATCTCAACTACGTTCTGCGGCAAAAAGCATGGGTATGAAGGTTGTAAAAGCTTAATATGCCATTTCTGCAAAGCAATATACCACACTTTAAGTGTTGGGTTCGTCGTGAATATACGGTCAATCATGAACGTTATCACGGCGAATTCCTTCATGCTATGGCTATCGCGGTAACTACGATGCCAAATCGCTGTCTAAGTTTTCAAATCATCTTTACAGGATGTGAAGCGGATGAAGACGGTGACGAAAACGTTCATGGCGGTGCGATGTGGGCTAGAATGCCTATAACTGCTTTGGTAGCGGATGAGCCTTTAGAGGCTTGGCCTATTCCAATGGCGGTACACAACGCGCAGCCTTGGGACTGTCCGTCACATACGCACGCTGTATATACTCTTGAAAGAGCCAGCCCTTGCCCTTGGATGGCAAAGATTGAAGGTGGGCTTTACCCAGCTAAGTATATGTTTACTGTAGATTACACCGACACAGACGTTGCAGATGACCCTGCGCAACACAAACAGGCTCATGTATTGCAGCTATTAGATGCTGGCGAATGGACGGGTAATATTGTCGCTTTGCCCAACAATCGAGTGCGTGTAACTCATCCTGCTTGGTTTGAAACTGGACAGGGTGCTCCTGACTTTAAGCCATCACAGCATATACATTATTCCAAATCTGATTTAGACTACACATTAGATGTCAACAAGGTTTTCGATAACCTTTATAACGAGGAATGACATGACCGTATCAGGCTCCACAGACTTTGAACTTGACGTAGCAGAATACGTTGAAGAAGCATTCGAGAGGTGTGGCTTAGAGGCTAGGACTGGTTATGACTTAAAGACAGCGAAGCGTTCTTTAAACATAATGTTTGCTGATTGGGCAAATAGAGGTTTAAATCAGTGGACTATTAAAGAAAGAACTGAAACGGTTGTTGAGGGTCAAAGAGTTTATCCTATGCTTCAAGACGTAATAGATGTCTTAGCCGTAGTAGTTCGTCGTGATAATACTGATTACACTATTGATAGAGTAAGTAGAGACCAGTATTTATCTATACCGACAAAGGAAACTAAAGGCCGTGTTACGCAATTCTTTTTAAACAGGCAAATTACACCAGACCTGCAAGTTTGGCCTGTACCTGACAATAGTACAGATATTTTAGTTTATAACTGTCTTACTAGAATAGATGATGCCGATACGATGACGAACACAATGGATGTTCCGTTTCGTTTTTATCCATGCCTAGCGGCTGGTTTGGCTTATTATATATCTCTAAAAAGAGCTCCTGAGAGAGTTCAGATGCTTAAAGCTGTGTATGAAGAAGAAATGAGACGCGCTGTAGATGAAGATAGAGATAGGGCTTCTTTTCAAATTTCTCCTAGTTTGAGGAATTATAGAATTGTCTAAATTTGCAACAGGGAAAAACGCTTATGGCATATCTGACCGTTCTGGGTTTAGATATCGCTTAAGAGACATGCGACTTGAATGGAACGGTCTTCTCGTAGGCCGAGACGAGTGGGAGGCTAAGCAGCCTCAATTAAATCCTATAAGAGCCACTCCAGACCCTCAAGCTTTAAGAAACCCTAGACCCCCTCAAAATGTAAAGCAAAAAAACAATATACAGTGGGGATGGAACCCAGTTGGAAGAGCGGGAGATGATGACTTGACGCCTAACAACTTAATCGCTCAAGGTTCTGTTGGAATAGTTACGGTGGTGATATCATGAGTTTTACATACGCAGAGTTAAAGCAGTCTATAAAGGATTACACTGAATATTCAGAAGTAAGTTTCTCAAATAACATTCCTTTGTTTATTAGATTGTCAGAAGAAAGAATTTTAAAAACCGCTCAACTCAGTCTTTTTCGTAAAAACGTAACAGCCAGTGCTAATCAAAACTATCAGTACTTGAGAGTTCCAGAGGATTTTTTAGCGCCTTTTTCTCTAAGCCTAAAAACCTCTACAGGGAATCCCGCAGTGTTTGGGGATATGTTTTTTGCAGAATTCAAAGACCCAAGTTTTTTGCAAAGCTACACTCCAGATCCGACTACAACGGGAGTCCCAAAGTATTATTGCCAGTTTGATGTCACTAACTTTTTAATGGCACCAACGCCTGAAGCTGCATATATAGTGGAGCTTCATTATTTTTATAGACCTGATAGTATCACACAAGGTGCGGATTCTGAAAAGACATGGTTAAGTACGAATGCAGAGATGGCATTGTTGTATGGGGCCTTGATAGAAGCGTATATTTATATGAAGGGTGATCAAGATGTTATGGCTATGTATAATACCCGCTTCCAAGAAGCCATGAATGGTGTTAAGATGCTTGGAGAAGCTAAAGAAGTAACCGACGAATATCGCACAGGCAAGGTCATAAGGAGTAAGCAGTAATGAACAGTCTTAATTTTGATCTTCCACAACATGAAAACGTGGTGTCAATCATTACTACCGATAGACGCGGATTTACTCCTGACGAATTAGCGGAAGAGTGCGTTAAGAAAATCATCTCTGTGTCTGACACAGCGTTGCCGGGAATAAGAGATCAAGCTCGTGCTTTCAGCGGCCTTGTAGAAAAGTTAGTAGCTCAATATATGCGTGAGGCTATTAAAAGTGACCGGACAACGGTTTTTAATGCAATAAAGGATGCGGGTCATCCTGAACTGGCTGAACTCATAAGGAGACTCTGATATG